AACACGAGCAACTGGCGCAAGAATTCGGATGGAATTACAAGTGGTTCGCGAACGAACGACTAGGAACAAAGAATAACGAGTTATTGGACTGGATGCGGGATTTCTCGTGGGACTTTATGCTCCAGTTAGGTTCGGACGATTTTATCCTTCCGGGAGGCGGGGCGCATATCGTAGAACTCATGAAAGAGTACGAGTTCGCCGGGTCTCGAAATATCTACATGTTCCGAGCGGACACCAGAGAAGGGACTTTGTTTCGGGGTTACGCTTCGGGGGCCGGTCGCTTTATGGCTAGACGTTTGGTAGATAAGGTCCCGGTTATGTGGACTGATAGGCAGGTAGGTCTAGACGGCTGTTCCCGTCGTAGCGTCTGGGAGAAAACGAAGGTAGAACCCTACTGGAGCCAAACGCCTACGGTAGCGGATGTAAAGAGTTCCGTAAATGTTAGTGCCTTTGCGCGTTATAAGTACAGCCCCGAGAACTACGACCTCGACGAAGTAGTACCCGAAGCACACCTAATCCCTCGAGATGTTGTACTTAAACTCGAATAGCGGTAACCAGAACATCTACCTCACGCTTCAGGACGCGGGGCGGGATTACACGTACACCCATTACCTGTTTAAGCTGGTGCACCGGATGAGCCTCGAAGACTTCTATTTCGTAGGTTACGTGATTAACGACAATCCCAGGTATACGAAGATTCAGGTAGCTACAAACGCGACCACGACGAATAACGTCCTTTTGACGGAGACCGGGGATTACGATTATTTCGTTTATGCCCAGAACTCAAGTACCAATAAAGACCCAAATAACGCGGCGGTTGTAGCTTTAATCGAGCAGGGTACCTTGCGCGTTCCGGGGGCGGGTATCGTAAGCCTCCCTACTATCACTCTCGAAGATAACGTACTGTTCTATGGCAACGAATAAAATCGAAAACGTCCAACTCAAGACGTACGAAGCTAGGTCCTACCGCGAACACGCGAAGGGGGACTGGGTTAAGTACGGGGACGATAATCTATTTCCTAACTATCTGGTAGACCTGTACCATTGCAGCCCGACGCATAACGCGTTATGCACGACTATCGGGATGATGATTTACGGGGAGGGGTTCGAGCCCGCGGACCTGAACGCGAAACTACTCGCGGCACAGTGGGACCTGAATTCGGAACTCCGGAAATGCGCTATCGACCTGAAGATTCAGAACGGTTTCGCTCTCGAAGTGAACTGGAGCGTAGACCGGACGGTAATTGCGAATATTAGCCACCTCCCGTTCGAGAATCTACGTTCGGGGGTCTGCGACGAAGAAGAGGTAGTACAGTGGTATTACTACTCGAGGGACTGGAGCGACTCCAGACAGGAGCCTATGGCCATAGCCCGCTTTAACCCAGAGACAAAAAACGAGTACCCGACGCAGGTTCTCTATGTAAAGCCGTTTTCGGTAGGGTCTTACTACTACCCGAAGCCCGACTATATCGGAGCCATTAACTATATCGAACTCGAGAAGGAAATTTCGGTATTCCACATAAACAATATCAAGAACGGTCTTTCTCCTTCGTTCGCTATCCACTTTAAGAACGGTATTCCGTCGGACGAAGAACGCCGCGAAATTCGGCGGGACATCGAAAGGCAGGCCGCCGGAGCACAGAACGCGGGTAAGTTCTGGATGACCTTTTCCGACGAACCGGACCGCGCCCCGACTATCGAGGCGTTTACCCTTTCGGACGCGGATAAGCAGTACCAGTTCCTTTCGGAAGAAACCACCGCGAAGATTATGATAGGCCACCGAGTCACTAACCCGCAGATGTTCGGGGTTATGGTCGCGGGCAAACTAGGAGGCGGAAGCGAATTAGAGGCCTCTATGGACCTTTTCGAGCAGCAGGTAATCACTCCCTACCAACAAGTAATCGAAGAGGCCGTTAAAACGCTTCTAAACGCTTCGGGAGTGGATTCTAGTTTGGTAGAACTTTCGGAAGAACACAACCTCGACGGGGTAGCGGACTACCTCGAAGGACTGGGGGAGCAGATGGGCGACGACTGGGAGTTAATCGATGAAAGGGAAGTAGACTACGACCGGGAAGAAGAATACGACGCGCTGTGGACGTTTGCGCGTACGCTCCGGAATAACCCTCAAGCGAAGAGTTCGCAGGATAACGAAATCGTTCGGGTACGGTACGCGTACGCTCCTACGACCCTCGCAGACGGAAGGAGCCGCGATTTCTGCACGCGTATGATTCAGGCCATGAAGGTCTACCGAAAAGAAGATATTATGCAGGCAGGCAGTCAAGCGGTGAACCCCGGCTGGGGACCAAACGGAGCCGACACGTACGATATATGGTTATACAAAGGCGGCGGGTCCTGTCGCCACTTCTGGATGCGCCAAACGTACCTGAAACGTAATAACGACCTCGTTTCTGTCAACGAGGCGAAGCGCCTGATTCAGGCCCTCCCGCCGGACGAACGCAAGAAGAACACGCTCGAAGAAAATGACCGCAAGGTGGCCCAGCGCCCCCGCGACATGAAAAACAGAGGTTTCTTGAAGCCCCGCAAATTCACAACTCCCCGATAATGGCCGAAGTACTCTTTATCAACCCGAACTACCTCAAGCGGGTAACGCAGTTAAACGGCGGGGTTGACGAAAACTATATCACTCAGGCGGCTATCCTCGCACAGGATAAGAACGTCCAAATCTATCTGGGTTCGGACCTGTACGACGCGCTACGGACGAAGATTAGCGGCGGGACGTTGACAGGGAATTACTTGACGTTGGTAGAAAACTACGTCCGAAAAGCTACGGCGTGGTGGACTATGGTAGAACTTCTTCCGACCCTTTACGTGAAAATCGATAACGGAGGTTTAGTTATCCGGAGTTCGGAAAATACCACGGCTATCTCTCAAGCGGACTACCACAGGGAACTGGAACGCTGTAGGCAAAATGCCAACTTCTACACTAACCAGATGTACCGGTACCTCTGCCAGAATCCTAGCCTCTTCCCGGAGTATTCTACCAACTTGCAGAACCGTATCTGTGCGCAACCGTTCAAGTACTATCAATCTGGACTCGCGATTTCTGGAACGTATACCGTCCCGAATATCACTCCAGAGTACGCCTACGCTATCAATAAATGAAGCAGGACCGGAACGCTAATATCGAAAAGCTAAAACGGTGGATGGATGGACGCACTACAGGAAATACGGGAGGGGCTAGCCCGGATAGAAACCAAACTCGACTTCCACAAAGAGTCCCTAGACAAACACGAGAAGAAAATCGAGAATCTTGAATTTAAGTGGCTGGGTAGTATCGGGGGAGTTGGAGTTATTATAGCGGGCTATCTGAAATCCCTTTTCAATGCGTGAACTCAAGTATATCGTTCTTCATTGTTCTGCTACTCCGGTTACTATGGACGTGGGGGCGGCAGAGATACGGAAATGGCACAAAGGCAAAGGGTGGAAAGACATAGGCTATCACTTCGTAATCAAGCTTTCGGGTAAACTAGAATACGGCCGCCCTTTACAGCAAATCGGAAGCCACGTACTAGGGTACAACCGCGCCAGCATAGGTATCTGTTACGTCGGGGGAGTAGAAAACAAGAAGGCCAAGGACACTATGAACCCGAAACAAGAAAAGACGTTCCGGGACCTCGTGGCGACTTTGCGGAATAGGTTCGGCCCTCTGGAGGTTTGGGGGCATAACGACTTCACAGACGCGAAGGCATGCCCTTCGTTTAAGGTAGGAGAGAAATTCGCAGACCTCAAGCTAGACGTAAACGCACCCCTCCCCGACGAATGAGGCACTATTCTCCTACGGTCTTCGGTCTGGATATTGTCCCTTCGGATAATTTTCTCCTTCTTTCGGACGTTCACTTCGACTCGGTAAAGTGCCACCGTGAACTCCTAACGAAACACCTAGACGAAGCCAAAGAGAAGGGGGCGAAGGTCCTCGTATTCGGGGACTGGTTCGACCTGATGCAAGGCATGTACGACCCGCGAAGGAGTTATGCCGGCCTGCGACCCGAATACAAGTCTATCAATTACCTAGACGCGGTTATCGAAGACAGTATAGAGTTTCTAAAGCCGTACGCGGAGAACTTCGTTTTTATCGGACGGGGTAACCACGAAACCAATATCGAGAAGCGGTTAAGCACGTCCCCCATTGACCGGCTTTGTCAAGGACTTGGAGGGGTAACTCCAGGGCCTTATTCGGGGTGGATTATGCTGCGAATTACTAGGGGAACCTTTCAGGAACGTTTTAACCTGCACTTCCACCACGGGTACGGAGGCAACGCGCCCCGCTCGAAAGGAGTGCTAAACGCCGATATAGACCAGAAGGAATGGCCGGACGCCGATATTATCGTGAGCGGTCACACCCACCAGAAGTGGCACCTGCCTATTTCGGTAGAACGAATTAACGAGAAAGGGAACCTAAGGGAGGACACGGTACACCACTTGAAGTTGGGGAGTTACAAGATGCTCGACAGGTTCGCGGGGTGGGAGGTCGAGAAGGGATTCGCGCAGCCTCGACTGGGTGGGTGGTGGATGTACTTCGAGAAGCAAAGAATGCCGAGCGAGCGTTATCATATACGGATACAAGAAGCACACTAAAACCCTTTGACATGTGGGACTTTTTCGCAGAAAACTGGACCGAGATTCTTCTCGCGGTGATAACCCTTTTGGGCACGTTTACGGCGCTAACGGAATCCAAGAAGGACGACACAATTCTCGACCTTCTAAAGCGAATCGTGAACGCGGTAGTTCTTGGACGGAACAAGTGAACCCCCTATTATCGATTTTAAGGGGTCTAGATTTAACTCAAATCTTTAAGACGAAGGGAGACCTCACCCGGTGGTCTGCGAAGCGAACTGTGGGGGGTCTAATTGCGTCAACCGCTTGTTACGATATTGTCGAGCACGGTATCACGTGGCCTGCGGTAGTTCTTTGCGCGGTTGCCATTGTGCCCCTTTGTATATCTTTGGGTCGCGATTCATAGAAGCAGGTTTGTGTAGGCCTCACCCTTTAGCGAAGGGGTGGGGCCTTTATCTTTGACCCGAACGCTGGACGTGTGGAACGTGCATTCGTTTGTTTGATAATTTGGTAAGGGGCTGCTCGAAACGTCGGGCGGCCCTTTTTTCTTCCCAGAAGGTTAGAAAAAGATTGCGGGAAGTTTGGAAGTGTAGAACTTTCGCGTATCTTTGTCGGGTCAAACAAACAAAGCCATGGAAGACTACACACTGATTCCGGTCGAGGACGTGCAAATTCAGCACCTCGAGTTCGAATGCCACTATGAAGCCTACTCCGACGACGAAGACGGGTCGTGGGCCGGGGATTGCGTAGACGTTCAGAAGGTGTTTCTGTGCTTTAAGGGAGTACAGATAGACGTGACGGAAGTAGTAACCAGTTCTGCGGATTTCCGCGATATGGTACGGGACTGGGTAATCGAAAGCAAAGGGTACTAATGCGCGAACTCAAGCCGGACGTATGGGAGTACTACCAGTACTACCGAAAGAAACTCGCAGACAAAGACGAATACGGAATCGAGTGGCATTTGCTGAACCTAGCAAAAGCCATTCGAGACCTTAACGAATACATCGAATCAAACCACCAAAACACGGTTAAATGAAAATTGCACAAGTAACCCAGAACGG